CAATAGGTGTCCTATTCCCGTAATACCCGCTATAGGTCGCGCGGGTCGGCTTTTCCTTCGCGTGTTTGCGAATCGTTTTGCGGTTGTTTACGGGCTTTTTGCTGGTGTTCTTGCTGGCGCTCCACGCGTAGGTATTTGAGAGCCACATACCAGCCCAAAACACGCCAGAGCCCTCGTTTATGGTTGCCATGCGTCCAGAGTTATCCATTAACACGAATTTATTTGACGCGCCTATATGCGTCCCGATAATGTCCGCGAATGATTGAGTAAACGCGTAGTCTGGATTGTGCGCGAGCATAGGACGCAAAAAGTCGCGTATGTAGTGCCATGTATCCGACTTCGTTAAGTCGCGCGCGTTACCCGTAGCCAGAACTCCGTTGTGCATGAGCCATAAGTCCAGACCATGTTCCGCGCGGTTGAGAACTTCGTACGGATGACAGTTGTCCAAATCTATCGCGCCATGCGTCCGCATGCGCAAGTGAAAAGCGCAAGTTTTACCCTCGATATGCTCGCGGTAAAACGCGGTGAACTGTTGCGCGTTTTTAGGTAAAACCTTCTCAATCACCAGCTGGTCGTTTTGCGCGTACATGACGCCTACTCCGTCCGAGTTGTAGTCGTAAAAGTCCTCTAGCCATTCGTCAGACAGGCGCGCGGATTGTGTGGATTGTGTGATAAGTAAGCACATAATTAAATTTCCTCAGTTGTTAGGTTGTCGGTTGTTTGTTTATTTTGGAATGGCAATACAAAACCTTTGCCGGTCAGGTAAGCGCGCAGATAGCGCGTGTCCTTGCGGTTGTTTTCCAGACAGATATATTTTAAAAAATTCTCTGTTGTCAGTTGCTTTTGAGAAGTGTCGCGCGCAAAAAACCATGTCTGGTAGGTGAACTCCAGACAGGCTATTAGCGTCTCGAACTTGAGCGTCCCGCGAAATAATCGAAATTCGACTGTATTCGGGTTTTGAAAGTTGAGAGCCTCATATCTATCCCCGTTTAAGTTGCGTAGCTGGCGCGCCTTTTTGTTTTCCTTGTCGTAACCCTCGCCAGAGCGGAGCGCGTCTTTTAGCCAATACTTGTCATTGGCCTTGTCGTGGATTTTTGAAAAGCTGGACGAGTCGCGTCTGGCCAGAGCGTGTACCAGCTTGTGATTATCTGGGTCGTTAATAAACAAAACCATTTTGGACGCGTGTAAGAGACTCATGTCCGATTTGCAGATATGCACATGAAGTCCGCAAGTTGTCGTGTTGTGAGACTTCGCTCCCTCTAGTCGCGACTTAAAGAACTCCAGCTGGCGCGTGTGTAAGTCCAGACCTGAGTACCCCGTTACCATCTCAAACCCGCGCGACAATGACCCATCATGTTCCAGCAGACAATATTTAGTCCCGTCTGGTGTGTGTCCGATTTTGTCCAGAATATGCTCCGCGCGCTCCGTCTGGTCGTAGTCCTTGCCTATTTCCATCTCTAGCTCAAGTCCTAGTAAAACGCGCGGTTTGCGATTGTCAAAGCTGGACGGAATATGTCCGAGTTGCCGTCTGGACGAGTGGTAGTCGCCAATAGAGCCAGAGTATTCGTTATCGTACTCGTCCTCGCGATAGTCCTCGTCATCGTCTCGCACATAGTAGCCAGACCCTTCGTGGTAGTAGTAATTAGAGTCGCAGTTGCCACAAATGCGGTGCTGGTCGTATGCGTTAATTGAGTCGTCATAGGTTGTTAAGTCCCCGCAATCCTCGCACCATGAGAAGTCATCATGCAGATATGACTCCGCGTTCTCTACCAGCTGGCATGAATCGTTAATGAGCGAGGTGTACTCGTTTACCAGCTGGACAAATGCGCGCGAGTCCTGGTTGAAAAATGTCCGCGCAATCCGCTTACCTAGTAGCGTTGTCTTAACCCTTCTGGACGCCAGACCAGACACGCGTTGTCCTTCTGGTTGTCTGGAGCAGAAGTAGCTATAACGCCATGAGCGGAATTGATGACCACCCAATAGGCGGTGTCTTATCAATTCGCGTTTGCGTTCGCGGGTCATGGTTGAGTACCGCGCATTGTGGTTTACATCTTCGACAAGTGTTGTCATTGTGTTTTCCTCTTAAGTTAGGATTAAAAAGGGTACAGCAGACTAGAGGGTAGCACAGTTGTAGGTATGTATGTATGTCATCTTGTATGTAAGTACCAGCCAGAATGACAAACAAGCCAGAGCGAGACCGAGCGTACTTCTATCGTCTATCTTCTATATATCTATATATAGATACTATATAAATTATTATCTTATATAGATTATATGTATATATAGGTTATATGTAGTTAATATATATAGCGTATATATAAGGTAATGAGTATAGGTATAATTGGAGAATACTATTCTTTGTTCGCGTTAGAAAATATAATATATATTATATGGGGTATTGGGTATATTGCATATAATGTATATTGGATAAATATATTTATATTCTTATAAGGGATTATGGGCATAATCACATAATGATTATTTACATAATCATTTTCGGATTTTCAAAACGGGCGGGGCGTGCTTTGGAGAGAGCCCCATTCGCAGCTCCCCCCAAAAAAAATTCGTGTTTTTTAAATGCGCGGTAATGTAACCGTTGAATCAGTCAGGTTGACTGTCTGGTGAGCGCAGTAGAAAACGCGCGATAACACCTTGTCTTTATTGAAGATATTGAAGGTAGTCCACATTGGGCCTGTAGCTACGCCTTCGATATGACGCGCCCCGTTGCTTAAAGCACCGATGTCAGAAACCGTCATTCTCAGTTCTAGGGTGCTTTGGCAGACCCCTGTAGGGTGCGTTGTGATGACTTTATAGCCCTCATTTGACAAATCTCGCGCCCTTTTTATGAAAAACTCAGGGTTAAATGTAGGCAGCTGCCCAGAATGCGGGGGCGAGTTAATGATCAGGTAATCAAAGTCCATTCGATAGTCGTATGTCAAAGCGGGGTAATCGAACAATAGATCCTCCCTACAAGCTATGGGGTTNNCGACTTCTAGAAGGTCGGAAAGGTAATCAAACCAAGCTAAGTGAAACAAAACCCAATCGGCTCTTGCTGGGTGGTTGTAAAAGTAGTTCTCGCGCCCTATCCACGCGTTAATTGCGCCAGGCGGAATACTTAGCCCTTGCAAGCTAATAGGAACGCCCTCACATAAAGGAAGCAGCTGAGAATGATGTTGCTCCTGACAATGGTGGGTGAATTCAAGATGCGGGTTTTCTTTGCANACCTGGCGAAGATAATTGAGATGAACCAACTGGTCGCCTAGATGGTATTCATTGTATGTGTGTATCATGTTGTGTATTATTAGGTTAAACAAAGGAGTGACGATATGAGTATAGCAATAGAAAAGAATGTACCGCCACCCGAAATGAAGAAACGCAATAGTTATCCCTACAAGACTATGGATGTAGGTGACAGCTTCTTCGTAGAGGACACGGACATTCGCACCATGTGTAATAACAACTATCGCGCGGGTAAGACCCATGAGCGCAAATTTGTCGCAAGACGGGAAGGTAACGGGGTAAGAGTATGGAGAACGGAATAAGCGTCTTAGATTTAATCGAGAGAGCGGGAGACGATGCCAAAAAGTCATATATGACTCGTATCTGGCAGATGACTAAGGAACAACTGTTCCACGAAGTAATGCGCGTCCAAGGCGAGAGCGCAAAACTTCTTTTGCAAGCCCAGTCGGAAATTGATCGCTTAAATCGTTTACTAGAACCAGATGACGGAGACATCAGACATTGAAAAGCTGCGCGCAGAGCGGCTGCTTTACAAAACTGAAATGCTAAAGGCGATAGTTTGCCGCACCAAGAGGCAAAAAATTGCCTTGGCGGCCGAATGGCGCGAAAAGTACAGTCCAATGACTTATGACCAGCTGATCATCTTGGCTAAAAATCATTCGGCAAGATTGAAGGTGGCGTATTGGGATTTGGCTGATTTTGAAATAAAACGCATGGAGAAACACTCATGAAAACCGCAGCCGTAGTGACTGTGACTAACGGAAAGCGTCCTTGGGAACTTTCCAACTGCATCGCCTCAGTCAAAGCGCAAACCTATCCTTGCACCCACTACATTCTGTGTGACGATGACTTTAATGCCTTTGCAGAGCTACGCAGACTAAACCCAGAAGTAAAGATTTCATTTTGGGATGGGCGTATTGGTGGTCGTGGCTATGCTGGACAACGCTGGTTGGCTGCCGCGCCCCAGTTGATTACTGAGGATGTCACTTTCTTTTGCAACGATGACGATTGGTATGAGCCTAGTCATGTGGAATCGATCATGGCTAAGATTGAAGAGGGGAATGATTGGGCTTACTCATTTCGCAGAATCAATGACGAGGAAGGCAACTTTGTATGCCTAGACAACTGCGAAGCCCTAGGAGAAGTAGCGCAAGTGTGGAATGTTCCTGGTCATCATTTTGTTGATTGGTGTATGTGGGGTATGAAGACCGATCTGCTTAAACAGATTGCCATCTTGCTAAACCGCCCAGACCCACAGGCTGACAGACACTTCTATTCAGCCGCTAGGGATGTTTTCCCTAAATTTGCGCCCACTATGCAGCACACCTTTAATTTTCGCCTTGGTGGCACTTGTGGCGTGAAACGGGAATACTTTGACATTGGTAATCTGGAGATGTTGCGCCGTTTTAATGGAAAGTTGCCCTGGATCATTACATGAGCAAATTTAATCTTGCCCACTTTTATGAATTTTGTAAGACCCTTCAAATTGAAACCAAGGAGAAGGGATTGGTTCGCATGGATCATTTGCTGGGAACTCAGACCTATGTCATGGACGAAATTGCCAAAGGTCTGGAAGAAGGCATCCACTTTTTTGTAGTTTTAAAAGGACGACAACTTGGAATCACAACAATCTCCCTTGCCCTTGACCTCTACTGGCACTTCCTCAACCCAGGGCTTCAAGGAACACTTACAACGGATACGGAAGAGAACCGAGATATGTTCCGATCCACCCTTGCCATGTATATGGACGGTCTCCCCAAGAAGTATAAAGTCCCAGTCCTTACTCACAACCGTAATGCTCTTGCCCTCAAGAACCGCAGTCGTCTCTTTTATCAAGTCGCTGGGCTTAGAGCCAAAGGATCTCTGGGTCGCGGTAAGGGTATTACCTTCCTCCACGGAACTGAAACATCATCGTGGGGTGATGAAGAAGGACTTGCTTCTCTCCTTGCTTCCCTAGCGGAAACCAACCCAGATCGTCTGTATATCTTTGAATCTACCGCGCGTGGCTTCAATATGTTCCACGATATGTATGTCACCGCCAAAAGGTCTAGAACCCAGAAGGCTATCTTCTGCGGCTGGTGGCGTAACGAGCTTTACATGGCTGACCCTGAGAGCAGCGTGTACAAGACTTATTGGGACGGCAAACTGACAGGCGAAGAAAAAGAATGGGTCAGAGACATCAAGAAGTTGTACAACTTTGAAATCAATTCGCGCCAAATAGCATGGTGGCGTTGGAAGATGACAGAGGGTATGAAAGATGATAGCCTGATGTATCAGGAGTTCCCGCCTACCGAGGACTACGCTTTCGTAATGACGGGAACATCGTTCTTCTCTAATTCGAGGTGTACCGATGCCGTTAAAAGACTCAAGAAGCGTTCTTTTGATTCTTATCGCTACAGCTTTGGCGTTAACTTCCAAGACACAGAAGTTCTCAAATCTACTGAACGCCTTGCCACGCTCAAGATTTGGGAAGAGCCTGTGGATACTGCTTATTATGTTATTGGTGCTGATCCCGCTTACGGATCTTCTGATTGGGCAGACCGATTCTGTATCCAGGTCTTCCGTTGCTACGCAGACGGACTTGAACAAGTGGCTTCGTTTGCGACAAGCGAATTAAACACCTACCAGTTTGCTTGGATCATCGCTCACCTTGCGGGCGCGTACAAAAATTCCACATTGAACTTGGAAATCAATGGACCGGGTCAGGCTGTCATCAACGAGTTGCGAAACCTTAAGCGTCAAGCGGCTTCGATGGGTACGGCTTTAGGAAAAGACCTNTTGGATGTGTACGGCAATATGCAAAACTACATTTGGCGTAGAAACGACACTCTAGGTGGGGTGTCTAACTCGATTGGCTGGATGACCACCGCAGCGACCAAAGAGCGGATGCTCACCTACATGAAAGACTACTTTGAGCGCGGCATGATGGACATTTGGGATATGGAAACCATTGAAGAAATGAAGACCACTATCCGTGATGGCGGCTCGATTGAAGCGTCTGGTCGCAACAAAGATGACCGCGTTATTGCGTCCGCTTTGGCTTGCGCTGCCTTTGCCGAGCAAGTCCAACCGCGTTTGATTGCGCAAAAGATTACCCGCACGATTTCTAAATCGCAAGATGACTTTACTCCAGAACAGTTGACAGTTGGGCGTAATGTGTCGGACTATCTCAAAAGGATAGGAGTTTATGGAAAATAAACGGGTTTACCCTAAGTCCGAGTTAAAGCGGATTATTAAACGATTCTTCCAAGATAAGAATCGGGGTATCTCCATCGCCCTTTTTGCTGATCTAGCTGGGCTTTCGCACTTGTATTTGCGCGAAATATTCCTATATGAAACTGAGCCACTTACTGAAAATGTGCAGCGTAGGGTTGATAGAGCCTACAAAGCATGGGTCAAAGGCGAAGTGGCCATTATGCAAAATCGTGACACCAGCAAATTTGTGCAATATCGCAAAGAGGCAAAGCCCGTGATGCAACGGGGCATGGGCTTAAAGCTGGAAAATGGGCAATTTAAGGTCAGCGTGGGAGTCAAGCCCAAGTATGANTATTCTGGTTTAACACTTGACGAACAGTTGGAAAGGGGATAGAAATGGCAGTAGTAAATGATTACAAGTGTCCAAAGCACGGATACTTTGAGGCTCGTAAACCGCAATGTCCAATGAAGGATTGTCATGAAGAAGTTATGGTCGTATTTTTACAAGCACCTAATCTCATTAGTGCGAAAACCAAGTTCACCGACAAATCGACCAAGCAACTCGCAATGGAATTCGATATGTCAGACATCAAAACCACCCGAGAAGGTGAAAACCAAAGCGGATACCTCACCCGCAAAAACAAGTTCACCGAAAAAGAGTACGCGCAAGCCGAAAAGTACGCAACCCGCAAAAAAGGCGTTGACAAAGACAAACTCTCAAAAAAACCAGTTCCCGTTGTCGAGCAGCCAAAAGAAGCGCGTGCGGGCGATGCAGCGATCTGGGGTGGCGGATTCCAAGGAATGAATTTGCAATCCGTTTTAACTGGTAGATTTGCTAAACCAGTACGCGATGAGCAAGTAGGCTTGACACCACAACAAGCTGGGGTTATAAAAGGACCTACGATTGATCCAAGCTCTACAATGAGAGATCCTGATAACCTACAGATCAAAAAATGAGAATACCAAATTCGCCCGAACACAGAGAGGATTTTTATTTAGACCTCATTCAGAAATGTATGGTGTCACGGGAAGAAAGACGGGGAGACTACACGACTCTCCGTTCTTTTTATCTGTTTGGTAATGATCCAGAGTCTCCACCAGCGTATTTCAATAAGATTCACCCGCACTTAGATCAGCTAACCAGCTTCTTATACTCAGCTGAAACCACAAGATTCTCAATCGCGCTAGGCGCATCCGTTCCCACCGCAGAGCAACGCAAAACCCCGTCATTAACACAAGCCCTTAACGATGAGTGGCTGAACTCTAATGCCGACCAAGTGTTTTCTACCGCTTTGACCTGGTCATTGGTTTACAACTCAACCTTTATCAAGCTGGTTTACAAGAACGGCATCCACCCTTACATGATTGAGCCTTCTGCTATTGGTGTTTTGCGGGAGGATACGCCCTATACAGACAGGCAAGAAGCTATCGTTCAAACATACTACATTACCAAGTCTGAGCTCTATGCCCGTCTGTATTCCCATCCAAAGCGCGATTCGATTGTTTCTCGCGTAACCACAGGAACAAAAGTATCTGAGTCTGACATTCCAGAAGCGGTGAACCGCATCGTGATGAGCCAGACCAATCCAACCATCTACGGTAATGTAAATTTGGATTTATACGGCATGAACCGCTATAAGTCCCGCGTAGCCGAAGAAACGATTGAGATGACTGAGTTGTGGGTGTGGAATGATGACACCGAGGATTATCAAGTGGTCACAATGGCCGCGCCCGATGTCATTATTTACGATAGACCAGGCGCATCTGTGTTCCTCAAGGGCGAATGCCCGTTTGTACAGATCTGCCCTAACCCTTTATACGATTATTACTGGGGTGCGTCCGAGTGCCAGCAACTTATCTTGCTTCAACAGCTGCGCAACACCCGCATGACCGAAGTTTTAGACCTATTGTCTAAACAAGTAGCTCCACCAACCGCATTTAGTGGCTTCTCAGGCATTACAGACGAGAAATACTTTGCTATGCAGCGAGCTGGCTCGATGATTGCCACCGATATGCCAGGAGCAAAGGTAGATCGCCTTGCACCAGAGATGCCACCTGATTTATTTGAGGTTATTCACGAAATTGACGCGATGTTCTCGGAAGTTTCGGGTATTTCCAATGTATTGAGCGGAAAAGGCGAAGCTGGTGTCCGTTCTACGGGTCATGCAAGCCAATTAGCTCGTCTTGGTAGCTCACGCGCGAAAAAACGCGCTTTAATCGTTGAAGATAGCTTGGAAAAGGTAGCAACTTTGTATTTGAAGATGATGCAAGCGTATGACGACACGCATTTCCGCGATACAGAAGATGTGCCGTTTATTGCCGAGCAATTTACCAAGGATTTCGTTGTGAAGGTTGATGCGCATAGCAATAGCCCAATCTTTACGGAAGATCTAAAACAACTTGCATTTAATTTATTTAAGGCGCAAGCTATCGATAAAGAAACGCTGGTTGATTTGGTTGAACCACCAATGAAGCAGTTGATCAAAGACAAGTTAAAGAAACGGGAAAAGGAACAGGCTGCCAACCCGCAACCTCAACCAGCTCCTAAAGAAAAGAAAGAACCGAAAGGCGAATAATGGCAACGGGTAATGTTCAACCAAAGGCTGATCAACCTAGAGTTACTACGGAAAATTTAAAGCGTAGTGAGGGTAGCCCAAATTTGCAGTATCGTACTCAAGGAATCAAGAGTTTTGACAGAAGTTCAAAAACTCGTGATTATGGTCGTTCAGTTAGGGGATAACTAACTTAGGAGATGATGATGAGAAAAGCTCATAAAAAGTCACGCAAGTCACGCCGTTAATAGGTTTTCCTTCACGGGAGAAAAGGGTATGGCTGCTTGCCCTGGAACTAAGTGGCCGCTGCTAACTGGAGAATACTCACATGGCACGCAAAGCTCGCAAAGGTCGTAAAGCTCGCAAGTAATCGTATGAGGGCTAAAACCCTCTGATTACTTCGGTCAGACCGAATCCGTCCTAGGGGAGGAGGAAACTAAATAAACCTCCCCACTTGACAAGCAATAGATTAAGATTACGATTAACAGTAATTTGATAGGAAAAGTTATGGGCGTACCCTCAGACCAGTTGATGCAAATGATTAAATCCCAACGGGATGGTGCAACACCCGCTGGTGCAGCTCCTACACCTGATACACCATCTATGGGTATGTCAGATACTTCCGCTCCTCCGATGGGAGCACCAATGTCCACTCCAGAACCAAAAATGGGAAACCGCGAAGCCGCGATGATTAACATTTCGATGGCGATGGATTTGCTGGAACAAACATTACCAGCTTTGGGTAGCGAATCCGAAGAAGGTCAAAAGGTTTTAAATGCAATTCGCACAATGACTTCTGTTATCGGGCCTAAGAAGGCTAAGGTCAATGAGTTGCAACCTAACGAAATTATGCAAATGCTTCAAACATTACCTCAAGCTGGCGGTGCTACAGCAGAAGGCAAAGCAATGAACCAAGCACCAACAATCCCAGGTATGTCTGCTCCAGTTCCTCCTCCAGCCCCAGCTGGCGGTATGCCTGGCGCTGGTGTGCCTTCCGCAACTCCACAAATGTAAGGAATTACTATGGAACTCTTTAAACCACGCGGTTCGTCTAGCCCACGCAGACCAACCGACAACAACCAAAAGAATGGTCAAGTAATCAATACTCCTCGCTATTCACAATTTGGCGGATTAACTTCTTCTGCTAAAGCTGGATACAAGAATATGATGAACTTGTCTCATCCTGGCGATACCAAAAAAGTCATCTAAGGAAAAAGGGGATAGATAATGGCATCTTTAGAAGATCTCAGTTTAGAGCAACGGGACGAATTGGCTCTCTTGATGAAAGAGTTGTCCGATAATCCAGAAACTCGCAAAGAAGCATTACGACTCACAAAGAAAGTGCGTCCTAACATGACAATTCCAGAGCTGGATATCGAAGAGCACACAAACTCTAAGATTTCCGCTGCCGAAGAGCGCGTCATGAAGTTGGAAGCACAGATTCGTGAGAAAGAAGCAAGAGAAGAACTCGACAAGCGCAGAAACAAGCTGAAAGAGAAAGGGTTAGCCCAATCCGATGAGGATATTGAGCAAATTGAAAAATTGATGCTGGAGCAAGGTATGACAAATCATGAAACAGCAGCTCAGTATTTTGAATGGATGAAGCAAGCCGCCACTCCAACGCCTAATTCTGCTATGGGTTACAACCCAAGCGCACTTTCTAAGTTCGACCTTTCTAAGTATTGGAAGAACCCACAAATGGGCGCGCGGGACGAAGCATCAAAAGCCCTACAGGAATTGAGAAAGAACTCAAGACCGATAGGTATTTAACAACAAGCAGTAAATAGGGGATATTTACTTTTAATGGAGAATTATTATGCCTATTGGTGGCGGAATAGTTCCAGCGTCAGGATCAAGTCAGTATAACGAGCTTACTTATGTAACTCGCCGTGCGTTTATCCCCAAGCTGGTCGTACAGCTGTACAACAGTACACCTTTGATGGCTGCGTTGATTGCTAACAGTCAACAAGCATCAGG